AAACTTTGATTTTGCAATGCTGCCTCCGGGCACCAATTTTAAACTTTCTGAGATTGGCATGCTAGCGTCTAGTATTGAAACCATTGATTACTCCATCGTAGAGTGGCTCAAGGAGGATTTAAATTTAAGCGCCAGGACCAATGAGGGTTGGACAAAAGTTCCGGTCTTATGGCAGGCTCCAGAGCGTGCATTTCAGATAAAAGAGAACAAAGATTTGAGAGATTCTGACGGTGCTTTTAAGTTGCCGCTGATCAGTATCGAAAGGACAAATATAACAAAAGATCCTGCCAGAAAAGGCTCCTTTCAGGCGCATACCTACTCAAAAGACAAAAACGGACGGTCTGGACGCATGGTAATAGCTAAAAAAATAGTTCAAGACAAGACAAGAAACTTTGCTGTTGTCGGAAATACAAGAAAATCCAATTTTACTTCAGGAGAGACACAGCGACACTATCCAAGAGCAAATAAAAAGATCGTAGTCCAAACTTTAACCATACCTATTCCTGTTTATATTAATGTAGAATACAAAATATTAATTAAATCTGAATATCAGCAACAGATGAATGATTTGGTGGCACCCTTTATAGGAAGGACTGGCCAAATAAATTCTTTTGTTTTGCGAAGAAATGGGCACTTATACGAAGCTTTTATAGACCAGGGCTTTACGCATAACAACAACTCGGCAAATTTAAATGAAGAAAGTCGTATGTATACAACGGAGATTTCCATTAGGGTTTTGGGGTACTTGATAGGTGAAGGCGAAAATGACGACAGACCAATTGTAAGGTTTGAGGAAAATTTTGTTGAAATAATGTTTCCAATGGAAGGTATAGTCAGCGAAGATGAGGAAGGATTCTTTAATATCACTTCCTGAACTGAAAAAATACCTTTCGAGAGCCAGGATACTATTTAAATATGATTATTAAACAACGAATCTGTTGTATACAAGGAGCTTTAAATAATGCCAGCTAGTAATTTTAAGTTTGTTTCCCCCGGAGTTTTCATACAAGAAATTGACAACTCTTTTAGGCCTGCCCGGGCAGCAGCCATCGGCCCAGTCGTTATTGGCCGCGCTACGCGAGGGCTAGCAATGCAGCCGGTAACGGTCGAATCTTATTCCGAATTTGTCGAAATGTTTGGCGACACTGTGCCGGGTGCCGGCGGCGGAGACATCTACCGCGACGGTAACTTTCAGTCTCCAATGTACGGTACATACGCCGCAAAAGCGTTCCTGAACGCAAATGTTGCTCCTTTGACATATGTTCGCCTTTTAGGACAAGAAACCACTACTGGTAATTCTGCGGCATCATCAACTCCGGCTGCAGCGGCAGGATGGAGAACTGATCAGATTCAAGTGCTGACCAGCAGTACTACTGCGGGTGGTGCGTTTGGTTTATTTATTGCGCCATCGGCATCTAATGGTGTGTATACTGGCAACAGTGCTTTCGAGTTGGCCTCGATCATCTATGTACAGAGCGGGTCGGTTCAGCTAGCTGGTGATCTAGCCGGCGGTGATCTGACCGTTTGTTTTAATCAAGTCACAGCTAGTTCCGCCGTAATTGATAGTGACGCTAATGGCGTGTTCACTATGGTTATTAATGGTGCCACAAATGGAGAAAAAGTCTTTAACGTTAGCATGGACGAGGATAATAAATACTATATCAGAAATATGCTAAATACAAACCCGCAGCTAGCATCAACTCGGGGCACTTTTTATCCAAATTCATCATATGAGGATTATTGGCTTGGCGAGTCTTACGAACAAGAAATGAGAGATCTTTTCAGCGATGAGTTCACTAAATGTGTTGGTGTGATTGCGGGTATAGCATCCGGCTCTTTAAAGGACAATGGGCCTCACAATATGAAAGGTGTTGCTTCGCAAGAGGCAGTTGCTGGTTGGTTCATTGGACAAGATCTGGGTACTAGCACCAGCTATGATCCAAAAAATGCCAAAAAGCTTTTCCGCTTACTCGGCAGAGGGCATGGAGAGTGGTTGCACAAGAATGTGAAAGTGACAATTAGTGATATTAGGCAGTCTAGCACTACCACAGATCCATATGGTTCGTTCTCAGTTGTTCTTAGGCAAATCGATGATAAAGATACATCACCAGTCGAATTGGAGAGATTCGACAATTGTAGCCTAAATCCTGCTTCGCCTAACTATGTCAGCAAGCTTATTGGTGACAAGTTCTTTAAATGGGATGCATCTACCAAAGAACTTAGACCATATGGTGATTATGATAATAAGTCGCGATATATTAGAGTTCAAATGAGTGACGAGGTCGAGGCCGGCGCTGTTGAATCGACTCTATTACCATTTGGATATTATGGTCCACCAAGATTTAAAAGTGTTATAGCCCAAGAAGCGATCCCTGCGGCCGGCTATCACGTTCTAGGTCGTGGTGCACCCGGCAGTTATGTTATGTTAGGTAGCGGCCTACCCGGTTATAGCCGCCAAGATACTGCCACCGGTGTTGTATTATCTTCTTCTTTTGGTTCTTTATGTACAGCTTCGTTCAACTTCCCATCTGTTAGACTGCGCTCAAATTCCTCACACAATGGTATTACGAATCCTAAAAAAGCATGCTGGGGCTTTGATGTATATCGACTCGCAGATACTAGCGAAACGGCAATCCAGAGCGGCATATATGACACTCATAGATTATTAACGCCGGCGTTGGCTAGTACAACGGGTATACCGACAGATTTTACTAGTCTTTCTTTACAAGGTATTGACAACTATTCATATATCTTCACACTAGATAATATTACCGGCGCAGCTTCTCCATATACCTATTCAAGCGGCTCCAGAACCGCCGGCAACAGTCATACTGCTGTCAATGGATACACAGAGCTTCTAGATAATGTCGCTAACAAGTTCACTGCTCCTTTCTTCGGCGGATTTGACGGATTTGATATTACAAAGCCGGATCCTATGAGAAACGGCGAAATGGGCGATAGCAGCACCGAAGATAACAGTTATGTCTATCACACTTATACTAGAGCGATCGAAACTGTGGCAGATCCAGATTTCATCAATATGAATCTCATGGCGGTACCGGGGCTTACATTAAAAGGCCTTACTTCTAAGATGATTAATACATGTGAAGGCAGAGCAGACGCATTGGCGCTTATTGACTTGCCTGACGTATACAAGCCGTCGCATGAGGAATACAACTCCGACAAAACAAGTAGAATCGGAACGACCCCAACCGCTGCAGCAAATGCTCTTAAGAATCGCAGAATCGATTCGAGTTATGGTGCTACATTCTATCCATGGGTCCAGACAGTCGATGCTAACACAAATCAGACACTGTGGGTTCCACCGACAGTTGCCATGATGGGTGTTCTGGGTTCTTCCGAAGCTGCGTCAGCAATCTGGTTCGCTCCTGCAGGATTCAACAGAGGCGGGCTGACCGATGGTGCTGCTGGAATTCCAGTTGCCAACGTTAGTGAGCGCTTAAGCTCTAGTGATCGCGATACTCTTTATGAGGCGCGTATCAACCCAATCGCTTCTTTCCCATCCGAAGGAATCGTAGTGTTCGGACAGAAGACCCTACAAGAGCGCTCATCAGCACTCGATAGAATCAATGTCAGAAGACTGGTTATCTACTTGAAGAAGCAGATTTCGATTCGCTCTTCTCAGATTCTGTTCGAGCAAAATATCCAAGCGACTTGGAACAAGTTTAAGGCTCTCATTGATCCCATCTTGTCAAACACCCAAATAGGTGGCGGTATCACAGATTACCGACTGTATCTTGATGAAACAACAACAACTGCAGATCTGATTGATCAAAATGTTCTTTATGCGAAAATTATGGTTAAACCAGCCAGAGCTATTGAGTATATTGCGATTGACTTTGTTATTGCTTCTACGGGAGCATCTTTCGATGACTAAAAATAATATAGCAAACTATATATCTATACAACAGGAGAATATTTAAAATGAGTTTCTGGACTAGCAATTACAGCGGTGATGATGGCACGATTAATAATCCAAAAAGAAATTTTAGGTTTACAGTTCAATTCGCCAACATGGACGCGCTTACCGGGTATGCCGGATCCATACTTTTTTATGCAAAAACTGCAGATAAGCCGTCTTTCACTCTTGGTGAAGCCAGTCACAACTTCCTTAACCATACATTTAAATTTCCCGGCAGAGTAACTTGGAATGATATTACCATAGCTATGGTCGACCCGGGTCCAGAGGGCGATACTGCGGAGAGCGGTGTTGGTGCCGCTTTAACAAAATTATTATCTGCTAGTGGATATGGTATACCAGAAAGCGCTACTTCCGAATATACTACGATATCAAAAACAAAAGCAGTTAGTGGCCTTGGGGCTGTCATAGTAACGCAAATAGATCATAACGGTCAGGCACTTGAGGCGTGGACGTTACACAACGCTTTTGTGTCGGATGTGAAATACGGTACTTTAGATTATAGCAGCGATGATTTAACAGAGTATAGTATTACTTTAAGGTATGATTGGGCAGTAATGACAGTCAGCGGAACCAAGATCACATACACCGGCGAACCGCTGTAATAATAACATTTTATATTTTCGAGAGGTGAAAATTGAGTAGAAGAAATAGTGACCGCTTGGGAGGCGGCAAACGGCAATCCGCCGCAGCACCCCCAACGGCTCAACCGAACCAACAGCCGGAGGGGTTTTCGTTTATCGTACCCACCGAGTTTGTTGAATTGCCATCAGAGGGCAAATATTATCCCGAAGGGCATCCTTTACATAATCAAGATGTAATCGAGATAAGACAAATGACAGCCAAAGAAGAGGACATCCTAACGTCCAGAACGCTTTTAAAAAAGGGTGTTGCGTTAGATAGGCTTCTAAAAAATATTATCGTGGATAAGCGTATTGATCCCGATGGTCTTTTGGTTGGCGATAGAAATGCGATTATTATTGCAACCAGAATCTCTGGTTACGGTAATATATATGAGACAAAAGTAGTCTGTCCTTCCTGTCAGACTCAGCAAAAGTTTTCTTTTGATATAAATGATCCCCACGTTCACAATGGCGGAGAAATAGAAAGAGAAGATTTGACTGTTGTTGAAAGAGAAGAGGGTGGCTTTGAAACTGTCCTTCCGACTACAAACATTAAAATTGGATTCAGGTTATTAACAGGTAAAGATGAAAAAAGCTATCTTTCCAACTTAGAAGAAGACAAGAAAAGAAAGAAGGCAGAAAAGACTGTCACACGTCAGCTTATGAGAATGATAGAAACTGTTAATGATAGTTCTTTATTAGAACACAGAAGATATGTTGTTGACAACATGCCATCTAAAGATTCTAGGCATTTGAGAATGGCTTACAGATTAGCTGCCCCAAATGTTGATTTGATCCAAAATTTTGAGTGTTCCGAGTGCGGCCATGATGCCGAAATGGAGGTTCCGCTTTCTGCGGATTTCTTTTGGCCTGACACCTGAATATATAGAAAATATTTATGAGCAATTCTTCTTCTTACAGTATTCTGGTGGTTGGAGTTTGACAGAGGCTTATAATTTGCCTATTGGGCTTAGAACATGGTTTGTTAAGCGTTTAGTTAAACAACTAGAAGACGAGAAAGAGGCGATGGAAAAAGCCCAAAAGGGAAACAGCAATAGTCAGACTTTAGGTCGACATAATGCACCAAAAAGAATGTAGATAAGGTTGCGATTGCAGCCTTTTTTCTTTTTTCACTATTTACTGTTTAGAGGGCTATATTATGGCTAATGGACCTAACGATCCAACCGGAAAGACACCGAACATTGATCCAACTGTATATGAGTCAATGCGCCGCGCATTTGAGGATGCTGGAAAGTCATCCACAGAATTATTGGCCAATTTAGAAACGCAACTGGAGCTTTTAGAAGATCTTCAGAAAGCTGAATCCTCTATATTGGTAAAAATGGAAAGGCAAAAAGCCATAGAGGAACTGACGCTAGAGATAAATAGAAAAAAAGCGCAAAGTATTCAAGAACGTCTAAAAGATATGGAAGAAATTACCGCAGGCGAAATGGCGATTTTAAAACTGATGCAAGCACAAGAAAAAGCCGCAAAGGCGATTCCTTCATTAACGGAAACATTATTTTCTGGCGATGAGGGCGGCAAAAAGCTCATTGGCCAAATTAGTGGAATTGGAAAATCTATAGAACAAAAGTTATATAAAAAAATGGAATCCTCCATTTTAAATATAGACCTCACGGGTGCTCTTAATAAAGCTATGGATCCTACAGAGATCGCGAAGGAGATGGCAGCGTCAGGCGGCGGTCCACTCAAAGCTAGCTTTAAAATATTGGGAAAACAATTGGCAATACCATTCGCAAAAGCTTTTAGCGCTGCAATGATTTTTGCTTTAGCTAAGTACGCCATCGAAGCCATAAAACTAGCGTCATCTCTTGATAAGATGGAATCTGAGTTTATGCAGTTGACCGGTGCTAGCGAAGAATTTGCGCGTTCTATTACAGTTGCATATCGCGATACGCGAATGTTTGGGGCAACTGCAGAAGAAACTTCCAAAGCAGCGCAGAGTTTATACGGCACATTTACCGATTTTACATTTCAAAACCAAGAAACACGCGATCAACTTATACAAACGACTGCGGTTTTAAAGAAGCTTGGGATGGATACCTCTGATGTAACAAAAGGCATGCAAATAATGACTAAGTCTATGGGTATGAGTCCAGGCGGAGCAGCCCAAGCAATGCTGAATATGGAAAAGCTTGCTGAAAACCTAGGTGTCCCGGTAAAACAGCTTGGGGCAGATTTTGCGGCAAATGCCGGTAGG